TGACCAGTCAATCTCGGTCTGGATCAACCAGGACACCGTGCGGATCGCTGAGTATTACTACGTCGAGTACGACAACGCGACACTGAACCTGTACCCCGGCAACATGACGGCGTTCGAAGGTTCGCCCGAGGCCAAGCAGATGAAGCAGATGGGCATCAAGCCTATCCGCACCCGTCAGGTACACGCCAAGCGGGTCAAGTGGTGCAAGACTAACGGCTACGAGATGTTGGAAGAGCGTGACTGGGTCGGCAAGTGGATTCCGGTCGTGCGCGTGGTTGGCAACGAGTTCGAGGTCGACGGTAAGATTTACGTCTCTGGTTTGGTGCGTAACGCTAAAGATGCGCAGCGCATGTACAACTACTGGACGAGCCAAGAAGCTGAAATGTTGGCCTTGGCACCGAAAGCGCCGTTTATCGGCTACGGTGGCCAGTTCGAAGGCTACGAGATGCAGTGGAAGACGGCCAACACGCAGAACTGGCCGTATTTGGAGGTCAACCCGGACGTCACCGACGGTTCAGGCGCCGTGCTGCCGTTGCCCCAGCGGGCAGCTCCACCGCTGCCACAGACCGGTCTGATTCAGGCCAAGATGGGTGCGTCGGATGACATCAAGTCGACCACAGGGCAGTACGACACCAGTCTGGGAGCGACATCGAATGAGCGATCGGGCAAGGCAATTATGGCGCGTGAGCGTCAGTCTGATACTGGCACTTATCATTACGTGGACAATCTGGCGCGGGCTATTCGGCACGTTACCCGTCAAATTGTTGACATAATCCCAAAGATTTACGACACCCAGCGTGTGGCTCGCATCATTGGTGTGGATGGCGATACTGACATGGTCAAGCTCGATCCAACCCAACAAGAGCCGGTCAAGAAGATTGTCAACCAGCAGGGCATTGAGATTGACAAGATTTACAACCCAAGCGTCGGTAAGTACGACGTCGTGGTGACCACTGGCCCGTCCTACATGACTAAGCGTCAAGAGGCACTGGATGCGATGGGCATGATCCTGCAATCCAACCCGCAGCTCTGGCAAGTCGCAGGCGACCTGTTCATTAAGAACATGGACTGGCCAGGCGCGCAGGAGATGGCCGAGCGGTTTGCACGGGTCATCGATCCAAAAGTGCTGGGCGACGGTTCGGACGACTCACCCGAGATGCAGATGGCCAAGCAGCAGATCGAGGCGATGGGGCAGGAGATGGATCAGCTCCAACAGATGCTGCAGAACGTCGGCAAGTCGATCGAGGTGCAGGACTTGGAGCGCAAGAACTTCGAAGCCGAGATCAAGGCGTACCAAGCAGAGACACAGCGCCTGTCTGCCGTATCTGGCGCTATGACGCCAGATCAGGTACAAGACGTCGTCATGCAGACGTTGCGCGACGTCATGACTACCGGCGACTTGGCAATGAGCGAGGGTGGTCTAGAGCTGCCGGGCGAGATGCCGATGCAAGAAATGCCGCCGGAAATGCAACAAATGCCGCCGGAAATGGGTATGATGCCGCCTGAATCGGCTGAAATGCCGCCGGAATTGATGAATGTGCCGCCCCAGGAGCCGCAAGCATGAACTGCGCTAATTTCGTAGGGTTGATGTTTTTAGGCCGGGATGTCGCTCATTCAGTGCATTTGAACACCCGTAGCTATGCCAAACATAAGGCACTACGCAAGTTTTACAATGAAATTGTTGATTTAGCAGACAAGTTTGCTGAAGCCTACCAAGGTCGTCACGGACTGATTGGCGCTATTTCGCTGCAGTCGACCAAAAAGCCCGGCAACATCATCGAGTTTTTGCAAGATCAGCTTAAAGAGATTGAAGACATGCGGTATAAAGTGGTCGATAAGTCGGACACTCCGTTACAGAACATCATCGACGAGATTGTTGGTCTGTATTTGTCAACGCTGTACAAACTGAAATTTCTTGCTTGAGGTAAATCATGGCTCTTTACAGACAAGGTAACGCTGACGCGCAGGTTAAAATTGGCGGCGGTAAGCTTTACGGCATTTTTATTTCTACAACGTCAAGCGGCACGTTTGCGCTGTACGATAGCGCAACAGCCAGCACCAGCGACCCAAAAATTGCCAATACCGTGACTGTCACCGCCGGTACTCAGTATTTGAGTTTTCCGGCTGGAATTTGGTTTTCCAAAGGTTTGTACATTGATATAGCAAACACTATCGAATACACAATCGTTTACGAATAAGGATAGAACATGGCCGTCAATCTCTCCCCTGTCGGCGGCGTAGCAGCCCAGTTTTTTAACAATAACGGCGTTATTTTGTCCGGCGGTAAGATTTTTACCTATGCTTCAGGTACGACAACTAACCAAGCTACTTACACTAGCTCATCCGGCGCAATAGCGCACACCAACCCTATTATTTTAGACAGTGCTGGCCGCGTGCCAAGTGGTGAAATTTGGTTGACTGACGGTGTGTCGTACAAGTTTGTTTTTACCAATAGCAACGATGTGTTGATCGGCACTTACGACAACATTAACGGCATAAATTCTACGATTGCCAATTTTACCACCGAGCAAGAATTTCAAACTGCCACAGCAGGTCAAACAGTATTTAATTTGACCACAATGGAATATCAACCAGCTACAAACAGCCTTTCGGTGTTTGTTGATGGGGTTAATCAATATGGCCCAGGCGCACAATACTCTTACGTTGAAACTGACAGCAATACTGTTACTTTTAACGCAGGGCTTCACGTTGGTGCTGAAGTTAAATTTACAACTTCAAATATAAACTCGACTGCTGGTGGAGCTGCGGCGGGAGTTTCCTTTACAGGTTTTAAAGGCCAAACAGGCAACGTCCAAGATATTGCAGATGACGACGGATCTGATTGGATTGGTTTTGAGCCTGTCGGCGCTAGTGTTGTTGCGCGGTCTGTTGAAGACAAACTTCGGGAAACTATTAGCGTAGCTGACTACCCTGATTTGCAAACAGCTATTGCTACTGCAAAATTAGAAAACAAATCAGTCAGTATTTATTCCGACACGACTATAAACATTCCTTCTGATGCGTTAAGTTTACAAGATGTTTTTGACCACACATATACAGAAAACACCACAATAAAAATTACGGTCAATATTCAAACCGGACACGACCTTACTTCCGGTTTAAAGTTAGAGGGTGTTTTTAAATCCAACTATGAGATTGTAAGCGCAGACGCAGTTGTTTATCTTGACGCTAATTTTATTGGCGTTTCTAATATAGGAACAGATGTTTCATCAAGTTTTGAAAGCACAAAGAATCTTTTTGTTTTTATTAATTCATCCATTCCAAAAATATCAGCTTTGTTTGATATGAATTCGCCCAGAGGCGTTAATCGTATGGGCATGGGCCTTCAAATGGGGGCCTCTGACGGATATGTGTCTTCAGGATGTGGTGTTATCAATGCGGGTATGTGTGGCTGCTACACACAAAATTGTCGGCTCTATGCCATTGGCTCGGTTTGGGACAATGCTGGTTCTGAAGGTTTGCGGGTACAACAAGTTTCAAGTGTTACTGCGCAAGGAGCATCTGCTAAAAACTGCCAGATTGACCGTGTAGGTGCGGCTTCTGATGCGGCTGTGTTTGCTTCTCGCGGTAGTTCTTTACATTTTACCGATGGTGATGCCTCTGGCTCAAACCGATGGGGCGTTGATTGTCATCGTGCTTGGTTAAGTGCCACAGGCGCCAACTTTTCAGGCGCATTTTCCCGTGGTGCGCAGTGTTCGCTCGGCGGGCGTTTAATTTTAACTGGCGCAGATATTTCCAACTGCGGTGAATTTGCGTTGAGAATAGTTGACAACGCACTCGTAGACGCTCAAGGCGCTGATTTATCTGGTGCTGGTACAAATTCTGTTCGAGTAGACGAAACAGGAAATATTTTAAATTTAAATGGGGCTAAAACAAACAGCTCAATAGGTTTTACTCCGGTTATAGCTGATGTAACCAATGTTCCGGCTTTTAATGTTCCGATTCCAAACGGCATTGTATTTGGCCCAACCAATAATCTTGATTTAAATGTTTTTTCAGACACGGGCGCAAGCAACGGTAAAACTTTTGCTAATGGCAGTTCTGTTTTGGATTCAAGCCGCAACGCAACTTCGGCGCAACTTCACCAGCGTTTTTATAACGCCAACGGGCAAGTTGGCAATATATCAACGAGTGGAACTGGAACCAGCTACGCAGTTACATCCAATGAAAACTATAAAAACTTTATTGGTGAGTACGACGCGCAAAAAGCCATTGACATTATTAAATCAGACCCTGTTCGCGATTGGAACTGGACGCCTGAAAAGGGTGGTGGTTACGCAGTAGGGTGGGGCGCTCAAACGTCTTATAAGGTGTCCCCAGATCTGGCGACAAAAGGTGGTTGGTATTTGAATGGTGAAGAAGTCGCGCCTGGAACGGAAGACGCAGAATATGTTGAATGGGGCGTAGATCAAGGAAAACGCACGCCCTACCTTTGGGCCGCTGTCAGCTATTTAATTGATGAAGTAGAAACGCTTCGCGCAATGCTGGACGACAAAAAATAAACGTTACCGTATTTAATATCAGAACAATTAACGCATGATTACGTCATATTTTTTGTTAACTGTTACAAAACGCGCACGTTTTCGACTTGCGCTTAATTTCTTAAAATAAGGGGGTAGAGATGACAACTCAGGTAACTTGGGGTGTTATTTATACACCTACCGCTACAGCTACTCAAATAGCAAGTAAAACCGCAGCGATTAACACTACCGGAAAATATGTAGGCTTAATGGTTTGGGATACTACCAATAAACGCCAATTACGCGCTTCAGGAAGTACAGATGTGGCGGCTTGGGACGTAATTGACGGATCGGCATCCGTAATTCCAAGTTAAATAGGCTTAAATTACCCTTCATGGCTAACACTTTCATTGCCGCAGGCAATTTAGGTGTTTGACATACTGAATTCTTAATGTAACACTAACACTGTATCGGCCCAGTAGACCGAGGATTCTTTAGGAATCGACAATGTCAGAAGAGCAACAAAATGAACTAGCGGCAGTGCCCGCGCCGGAACCGGAACTAACGGCAGCACCGGAACCCGAAGTAACAGCGCCGGAAACTGAAGAGCCAAAACCAGCCAAGACCTTCACACAAGAAGAGTTAGACGCTGCGATTGGCAAGCGGCTTGCAAGAGAACAGCGTAAGTGGGAAAGAGAACAAGCTCGGCGACAGCAGGAAACTGCACCGCCCGCGCCAGCTCCTTCGTTAGAGCAATTTGAGTCGGTTGATCAGTACGCAGAAGCGTTAGCTGCTCAAAAGGCAGAAGAGTTGCTTGCTAAGCGAGAAGCTGATCGCGCGCGCATGGAAACGCTCGAGGCTTACCACGACCGTGAAGAGGAAGCTCGGGGCAAGTACGAGGACTTTGAACAAGTCGCGTACAACCCGAACCTACCGATCACGACCGTGATGGCTGAGACAATCCAAGCGTCGGATGTTGGGCCAGACTTAGCGTATTACCTTGGCACCAACCCGAAAGAAGCTGATCGTATTTCTCGTCTGTCGCCGTATATGCAAGCCAAAGAGATTGGCAAGATTGAAGCTAAGTTAAGCGACAATCCGCCGGTCAAGAAAACGACAAGCGCCCCACCGCCGATCGCGCCCATTAGTGGCCGTGGCACTGGAGCACCGGCTTACGATACGACCGACCCACGTTCTATCAAGAACATGTCGACGTCAGAATGGATCGAAGCGGAGCGCCAGCGTCAGATTCGGAAGTTGGAAGCTCAACGTAACCGCTAATTTTTTTTTTGAAGGATTATCATGGCAAACTCGATTCTTACCATTGACATGATCACCCGCAAAGCGCTCGAGATCCTCGAGAACAACTTGGTGATCACTCGTAACGTCAATCGTCAATACGACGATTCTTTCGCCGTTGAAGGCGCTAAAATCGGTTCGACTCTGCGTATTCGTTTACCAGATCGCGCTTTGGTAACTGACGGTGCCGCTCTGCAAGTGCAGGACGACAACGAACAGTTCACCACCCTGACTGTTGCTTCGCAGAAGCACATCGGTGTTAACTTCACCTCCGCCGAACTCACCATGCAGTTGGATGACTTCGCAGAGCGTGTTCTTAAGCCTCGTATTTCGCAGCTCGCGTCCTCCATCGACGCTGACGTTGCTAACGCATACAAGGGCGTGTTCAACTCGGTTGGTACCCCTGGCACCACCCCATCGACTTCGCTCGTTCTGCTGCAAGCTCAGCAGAAGCTGAACGAAAACGCTGCTGTGATGGCACCACGCTA